GTGGGCGACCATTGGATTCAGCCTTGGCGATTGCACAAGCAGATCGTAATGCCTTTCCTTTGAAACCTACATGCTTTAATAATTCAACCAACTGCCCATCACTTAGATTATGAGCATTTTCGTACTTCTCTAACATTTTCTCCTTAGAAACCAAAAAAGCCCCTTTAAGGGCTGAGTCCGATTCCTGCGTAGTTTTTATTAGAGTCTTAGTTTCAAGAGCGTTAGCGGCGTTGCTAAAAGGTGCTATCAACCCAACCATCGCTATCAAACCTAACCAAACCCCTGTTTTATTTTCTCTCATTGTATATTACCTCCTAGAGCAAAATAACTACCTTTCGGTAGCATTGTATTAATTGTAGCACGGATTTGGGGTCAAAAGCAAGTTTTAGCAATATATTTTTATTTTATTATAAATTTCATGCTTGGAAGTGGTATAATAATTGAATGGCTGAAACAACTATTTATGATTTGCCTTACCCAACAAACACAGATCCTGTCGATGTTGCTGGGGATATTCAATCATTAGCAGAAGCAATAGATGCAGTATTACCTACGATTGGTCTTCCATTTCATACCCTTGAAATTCGTAATGTTAGCGGGGTATCAATTGCAAAAGGAGACCCTGTATATATAACAGGATTCTCTACTAAACCTACAATTGCAAAAGCAAATGCAGCAACAATTGGAACATTTCCAGTAGTAGGTTTGGCACAGTCTGCAATTGGAAATTCATCAGATGGAGTGATTGTACTCTCTGGTGTTTTTACTGATATTAATACCGCTTCATATACAGCAGGAGATGTTTTGTATGTAGCATCTGGCGGAGGGCTTACAGCAACCAAGCCAGCATCTAATGTTGTTACAGTTGGTGTTGTTGCAAAATCTAATTCAACAAGTGGTATTATTCTTGTTACATCCCCACGATCAAGAGCAGCAACTTGGGGAGCACTTAAGGAAGGCTTACTATAATGGCAACATACAGAGGACAAGGTACAGATTCTTTTTCAATTGGAGCAGCCCCTCCAACAGTTCTATGGACAGTAGTTCGTGGAGACACAGCGGCATTTAGAGTTTATGTTACAGATGAAAACCGTCAACCATTAACTATTGATGACTGGACTATTTCAATGGACATTGCTAGGAGAACCGTTAATAATAACGTGGTAACTTATCCAGTAATTGTTGCATTAAGTCCAGAAGCAACTTTAGATGATGATGATGGAGAGTTTACAGTTTCACTTTCTGCTGGAGAATCTGAAGATCTTGAAACAGGAGATATTTTTGATATTCAATTATCTGACAATACCCGCACATGGACAATCTGTAAGGGTACAGTAACAGTAATTGAAGATGTAACTTCTGCTGAGAGTTAATCATGCCAGTTGAAAAAATTACTACCCTTGAAATTGCAAAGGTATCAGTAAAACCAACTGAATATACAAAAGTAAACATAACAAGAATAGGCACTACCCTTGCAGAGGTTCAAGGCATTTATCCATTCAAAGTTAGGTTTCAAGATATTGGCTACCCTGGTTTTTCTAGCAACAATACACCAGGCATTGGCATAGCCGTCATCGGCAGTACTTTTTATATTTTATGATATAATCACTTATATGGCTGTTATATCAATTACCACACTAAAGACAAAGTTTGAGTCTGGAGATAGACCTACTGGACAAGACTTTGCAGATTTGATTGATACCACTTCATACCGTGCAGAAGCGCTGGGTGGAGATGGAAATAACTCATCAACCATAACAGGAATAGAAACAGCAACCGTATTTGACACAATCGATACAACCGTGTGGAGAACCATAAAATATCTTATTCAGGTTTCACACCCATCTACAAGCGTATATAGAAGCACAGAGATAAACATAGTTTTTGATGGAACAAATCAAAATATAACAGAGTTTGGCACGGTATCCAATACAACAAACGCTATTGGAAATATCACTGCTAATCTAAATTCTGGTATAATCAGTATGACGGTTACACCCGTACTATCGCCGATGACCATTCGATATTATCGAACTGGTTTGAAGGCTTAACAAGAAGGAGCACCACAATGGCAACAGTAGATAAAGCCTTTAGAATTAAAAATGGCTTGATTGTTGATGGGGCTACGGCTACCGTTAACACACATGATGTAATTACAAAAGAAATCTTTGACGCAAAAGGTGACTTGCTAGTTGGTACAGGATCAAACACTGGTACCAGAGTTGCACTAGGAACAAACGGATATGTTCTTACTGCAGATTCAAGTGAAACAAATGGCGTTAAGTGGGCAGCAGCCCCAGCAGTAGGATCATTTGAAACTTCAATCGTATTTGAAGGTACAACAGCAAATGATTTTGAAACAACACTTCAGGTAACTGACCCAACAGCAGATCGTACGATAACATTCCCAGATGCAACGGGAACCGTAGTTTTTAAAGATACTACAGATACACTAACAAACAAATCAATTTCATTAACTACAAACACAATTACTGGAACAAAGGCAGAGTTTAACTCAGCAATGTCAGATGCAGACTTTGCAACAATTGCTGGTTCTGAGACTCTTACAAATAAGACTCTTACAACACCAGTAATAGCATCTATTACTAATGGTGCTGCTACTCTAACATTGCCAACAAGCACTGGCACAGTAGCCCTAACATCTGATATTCCATCACTTTCAGGATATGTAACTGAATCTGGAACTCAAACTCTTACAAATAAAACACTTACAAGCCCAACAATTTCAGGTCTATACCTTTCAGACTCTTCAATAGTATTTGAAGGATCTACTGATAATACCAATGAAACAACTTTGACAGTAACAAATCCAACTGCAGATCGCACTATTACAATTCCTGACGTAACAGGTACTGTTGTAACAACTGGTGACACAGGTTCTGTAACAAATGGAATGCTTGCGGGATCAATTGCAAATGAAAAACTATCAAACTCTGCAATTACAATTAATGGCACCTCAGTCTCACTTGGCGGAACTCGCACACTTGGATCTGATGATGTTTCAGAAGGTTCAACAAATAAATACTTTACAGATGAAAGAGCACAGGATGCTATAGGAAACTCTGTAGGTACTGGACTTTCTTACAATGATACAACTGGAGCAGTTTCAGTTGATACTACAACAATTCAGGCTAAGGTAGCAAACGTTGACGATACAGAAATTGGTTATCTAAATGGAGTTACTTCAGGAATTCAAACACAGATTGATAACAAGGCATCACTATCAGGAGCAACCTTTACTGGTGCGGTATCAGGAACAAGCCTTACACTTTCTGGGGACCTAACAGTTAATGGTACAACAACTACAATTAACTCAACAGAAATCACAATTGATGACAAGAACCTTACACTTGGTTCAGTAGCAACACCAACAGATGCAGGTGCTGACGGTGGCGGTATTACTCTTAAGGGTGCTACAGATAAGACCATTAACTGGGTAGATGCAACTGATGCATGGACATTTTCTGAGCATGTTAACCTTGCTTCAGGAAAAGAATTCAAGGTTAATGGAACATCACTTAAAGATGTAACAGAAACTCTTACAAACAAAACATTAACAAGTCCAACTATGACTGCTCCAACACTTGGCACTCCAGCATCTGGAACAATGACAAACGTAACTGGACTACCACTTACAACTGGTGTAACTGGAACTCTTCCAATAGCAAACGGTGGTACAGGAATCACATCCTTTGGAACAGGAATTGCAACATTCCTTGGAACTCCATCATCTGAAAACCTTGCAGCAACAGTAACTGATGAAACAGGATCTGGCGCTCTAGTATTTGGTACTTCTCCAACACTTACAACACCAAACATTGGTGCAGCAACTGCAACATCTATTACACTTACAGATGCACTTATCGGAACTGCTACACAAGCACTTACAGATGGAACTGCAACTGTAGTTGACTCTTGGTCAGCATCAACATATTCATCTGCAAAGTATGTCGTACAAATGAAAAATGGCGGAGACATTGAAGTTCTAGAAGTTCTAGTAACTGTAAATGGCGCAAACAATGTTTATATCACAGAATATGCTGACGTAGTTAGCAATGCTGTTATTGGAACAACAGATGCAGATTATTCAGGTGGAAATGTTCGCCTAAAGGTTACAGCATCAGATGGTACAACAGTAAAGGTTCACAAGACGCTTATTGAAGCGTAATGTGGGCTGAAGGGACAGTGAACTTCAGTGGCAACTAACAATAGAGACTTTGTTGTAAAACAAGGACTTAAGGTTGCCACTGGAGTCACATTCCCCGATAACACTGTACAAAGCACAGCAGCACTAACTGTTGGAACTACATTTCCAGCAACTCCATCTAATGGTCAATTATTTTTGTACACCGTTACAGAAAGAATCTACTATTATCTAAATAGTGAGTGGAATCCAATAGCAACATATTTTGATGCTCAGTCTGAATATAATGGAAACGGTATAACATACCCAACATTATTTGCTAGACTAAATGGAGGCGCTCCAAATACTACTTTTACAAACGCTTTACCTTCAGCAGATGGCGGTAGTCCAAGTGAACAATTCTGATATAATAAACGTTGGAGGATTAACAAATGGCAACTAGAATTCAAGTTCGTAGAGGTACTACCTCCCAATGGAACACAGCAAATCCAACCCTTGAAGAAGGCGAGATTGGATATAACAGTACCCTTGGTCAAATGAAAATTGGAGATGGATCAACAGTCTGGGGCGACTTAGACTATGTTTTAAATACATCTGCACTAGACACTAGTCTTGGTTCATACATTCCAGACACAGAAAAAAGTGCTATTAATGGAGTGGCAGAACTTGACGGAAGCAAAAATATTCTTGCTCCAGCAGGAATTATATTTGAGGGTACAGCAGATGCTCATGAAACAACTTTATCCGTAACAGATCCCACTGCTGATAGAACAATAACTTTTCCTGATGCCACAGGAACAGTAGCACTTACAACTGATCTTTCTTCTTATGCTACGCTAGCAAATCCAACATTTACTGGTACTGTTAATGCAGCAGCACTAACACTTTCAGGCGATCTAACTGTAAATGGAACTACAACTACAGTAAATTCTACAACTATAAATGTTACAAATGCCTTTGTTTTTGAAGGTACTACAGCAAATGCTTTTGAGACTACCCTTACAGTTACAGACCCAACTGCAGACCGTACGATTACTCTTCCAGATTCTACTGGAACTGTTCAACTTAGAGTTGCAGATGTTGATGATACAGAAATAGGATATCTTAACGGTGTTACTTCAGGAATTCAAACTCAGTTAGATGGCAAAGTAGATGAGTCTTTATTTGATGCTAAGGGAGACCTTTTAGTTGCTTCTGCAGATAATACCCCAGCAAAACTTGGGGTAGGTACAAATGGATATATCCTTACAGCCAACTCTGGTGCAACAAATGGTATTGAGTGGGCTGCAGCACCAATTAGCCTTCCTTCACAAACAGGGAATTCAGGAAAGTATTTAACAACTGATGGAACAACTGCTTCATGGGGTACAGTATCTTCATATTCTGCTCCAACAATTGGATCAACATCAATTGCGTCTGGTGCAACCGTAACAACAATTGCAGGACTTACATTGTCAAATGCAACACTTTCTGGCTCACTAACAGCAGGTGGTGGAATTGGAACATCTGGTCAAGTTCTTGCATCAACTGGTTCTGGCGTACAATGGTCAACTCCTTCAGCAGGAGCAGCATTTAGCGAATTTATGCTAATTGGTTGCTAGTACTTTTAAATACTAAAAGTTCTTAACTCTAAACTAAACATTTACTGTCTAATTTATGCGTATTTGCATTCTATAAATTTGTGATATACTAAGACTACTTCCGAATTTGTGAAGTACTCTATTAATTTTCTATGAAAGGTTACATAAATGTCAGATGTTTTCTCATTCCGTTTGTCGGAGGATTTTGTAAATAAATATAATAATGTCCCAGCACCGTTTGGTTTCTCAGACGCTGGCTCTAACTCTTTAGGAGAGATTACATTTATTCGTACATATTCTCGTGTTAAAGAAGACGGAACTAAGGAACGCTGGCATGAGGTTTGTCGTCGTGTAATCGAGGGTATGTATTCAGTTCAAAAGAATCACGCTAAAGATAATCGTCTACCATGGAATGACAACAAGGCTCAAAAGTCTGCACAAGAAGCATTCCAAAGAATGTTTGAATTGAAGTGGACACCACCAGGTCGTGGTCTTTGGGCATTTGGAACTCCTATGACTATGGAGAAGCGTAACTCTGCATCCCTTCAAAATTGTGCGATGGTTTCTACAAGAGACATTGATCGTAATGATCCTGGTGCCCTATTTGCTTGGGTAATGGATGCTTTAATGTTAGGTATAGGTGTAGGGTTTGATACTATTGGTCAGGATAAGCAAATGCCTATTTATGCACCTTCAGAGCCAGCCTCTACCTATGAGATTCCAGATACTCGTGAGGGATGGGTAGAATCTGTTAGATTGCTTATTAACTCATTTCTACGCCAAAATCAAACTATTCAGGAGTTTGACTATAGCCTTATCCGTCCACTAGGTGCCCCTATTAAGGGCTTTGGAGGCGTTGCAAGCGGTCCAGCACCGCTTATTGATCTCCATACACGGATTCGTAATGTAATTGGCTCTAGAGCGGGAGAGATTCTTGATAGCCGTGCCATTGTAGACATTGTAAATCTTATTGGTACCTGTGTGGTATCAGGAAATGTTCGTCGTTCAGCAACACTTGCTCTAGGTTCTCCTGGAGATGATGGATTTATTAATCTTAAGAATCCAGAAGTTTTTCCAGAACGCAACTCATATGATCCAGAAAAACCAGGTTGGGCATGGATGAGTAATAATTCTATTGCTGCTGAAGTTGGAACTAAGTATGAAGACTATGTAGATTTAATTGCAGATAATGGTGAGCCAGGTTTTATTTGGCTTGATGTTGCTAGAAACTTTGGTCGTCTTGCAGATCCTGCAGATGGTAAAGATTCTAGAATCATGGGCTTCAATCCTTGTGCGGAGCAGCCATTGGAATCATACGAACTTTGTACACTTGTAGAAGTGCACCTAAATCGTCATGAGTCCAAGGAGGACTTCCTCAAGACATTGAAGTTTGCATATTTGTACGGTAAGACTGTTACTCTTATGCCAACACATTGGCAACAAACAAACGGCATCATGCAACGAAACCGTCGTATTGGTACATCGCTTACAGGCATTGCTGCATTTGCTGATGAGCATGGTCTTCCAACAACTCGTGAGTGGATGGACGAAGGTTATAATACAATTCGTAAATATGATCACCAGTATTCAGAGTGGCTCTGTGTTCGTGAATCAGTTCGTGTAACAACAGTTAAGCCATCAGGATCAGTATCACTTCTTTCTGGTGCTACCCCTGGAGTTCACTGGGGACCTGGTGGAGAATTCTACCTTCGTGCTATTCGCTTTGGTGATCAAGACCCAATGCTTCATTTGTTTAAAGCAGCGGGATATAAAGTTGAACCAGACCTAGTATCAGCAAATACCTCAGTAGTATACTTCCCAGTTGCATCAGGACATAAGCGTTCTGAAAAACAGGTTAGCCTGTTTGAGAAGATTGGTTTGGCAGCAACTGCTCAGAAGTACTGGTCAGACAATGGTGTTTCTGTAACTCTTTCATTTGATAAGGAAGAAGAGAAGAAGTTTGTTGCTCCAGCATTGAATATGTACGAAGGACAATTAAAGGCAGTTTCGTTCCTTCCAATGGGAAACAAGACTTATCCTCAGCAACCATATACAGAGATAACAAGAGAAGAATATAACGCTTATGTCGGAACAATTGGTAAGATTGATTGGTCTGCTATTTATGACGGTAAAGATAATTTAGATGCTGAGTCTGAGAAGTACTGCTCAACAGATGCATGTGAAATTAAACTATATTAGACTTTGCCCTGCTATAATAAGGGTATAGGAGAAATATGTCTAACCCGTCTAACTTATATGCAGAAAAGATATACTCAGAGCACCCATTGGTTCTTTGGGCTTTAGACGATAAGGCTGACTACATATCCCTCATTACTGAGGCTCAACGTGATGTAGAAAATGAGTGGGATGTTTCTGGTGGAACAGCATCAGAAGGAACTACAACAGATGAGCCATTTACTGATAGCATAACTGTAGAACTTCAAGGCAATGTCCCAACTGGAAGTACAAATGATATTGTTTGTATTAGTCCAGACTTGGTTAATTTTGAAGATCTTAACGCAGAACTTGGAACATTTTCAGTTGGAACATATTTTTATTCTAACAGTGCATATCTAGAATCAGTATCTATTGGTTTTGAATATACAGACACTACAACATCCTTAATTGTTCAAAAACTTGAAACATTTACAACCACGCTGTTTCAAAATTGGGGCTTCATCTCTGGTACGTTTGAGATACCAGATGAGTTTACTAATCTAAGAGCAGTTATAAAAATTGTCACTGTAGATGGTGGACTTACCACAGAATCCTACCAGTTTTATTTAAATGGAATAACAGTAGGTCAATGGTCAGAAGAGTTTAATACAACATCTCTTGGAGTAACCCCGCAAGCATTCCCTTCTACTATTGCACTTACAACCACTGATCAGGTTGTTCCAGCATCAGCATACGGACTATCTGCAAATCAAGGTTATTACCTTGTAAATAATAATGCCCTACTTGCAAAAAATACAAGTATTCCACTAGTCTATGGAGCATCTGGAGTTACTAGATTAATTCCAAATACTGCTGGAAAGCCATCCCTCATTATTCCTGGAAAAGGTTTTTTAAATGAGGTTGGAAGGTATAAAGAATATACAGTAGAATTTTGGGCAAGAATAAATTCAAGTGCATCAACACCAAGGAGAATCTTTGGTACTATTGCTGGATCTGATGGTTTGTACGTTGAAGATGGATTTTTAACTCTTGTCCTAAGCGATAACTTTTCTTCCCACTTTGTTGGCGAATGGGTTAGACCAATGCTTATCCAAATTCGTTTAATTCGTAACTCTGCCACGGTATTATTAAATGGCGAAGAAGTTATTTCTATGGCAATTGATACAGAAAGTCTTGTACTGCCAGAGGAAACTCTTAATGGTGATTCACAAGACTGGCTTGGATTCTATGCCTATTCAGATGTGTCTCCAATTGAAATTGACTGTGTTGCTATTTATTCTTATCAAGTACCGCTTACTGTTGCAAAACGTAGGTGGGTATATGGTCAAGGAGTTTTGTCTCCAGAAGGTATTAACTCTGCGTATGGAGGAACCTCAGCATTTATTGATTATCCATTTGCTGACTATACATCAAATTATAACTACCCAGATTTTGCTCAGTGGCAGCAAGGTAGTTTTGATAACTTAACCACAACCTCAACATCCTTGACAACGCCAGAGTATAGTCTTCCAGAAATATTCTTGGATTCAAAAACAATTACAGAGTTCTACGATGACAATCAGGAAATACAAGAAGTTGCGTCTGGACTGACTGTACCAAATAAATTTATTACATTTAGACCAAATGCTGGTTGGAACTCAGAACAATGCTACATTAACTTTCCAAGATTTAATATTTTAAATGATCAAGTAAAGGCTGTATACGGAGTATTTAGTACAGAGGATATAGGACCAGAATCTGGTCCAACAGTACAACCACAAACTCTCATTAAGATATACAATACTTTAACTGGAGATTATTTTATAATTAAACAAGAAGAAGACATTATTAAGTATGTTCTTAATTATAATGGAGCAGATGAAGAATTATACACAACAGCCTCTTTGGAATCTAATCAATTATTTTCTGTAGGAATTAATTTGGATAGTCTTATCAATAGTTTTGGAGAAAATGTTTCAGCCTTTTTTGGTAATCAAAATGGATTAAAAACATATGTAGGTGGCGACGAAGACCCATTGAATACGTTTACTGGAAAGATATATTCATTTGGTCTTTCTACTGGTTTCAATGCTTCTAGTATATCTGGCTACTTCTTATCTAGCGGTATAGCAATATTTGATGACCTTTCTATTAGCGGGGTGTTAGAAGAAGAAAATGCTATTGATTTAATAAACCACACAGCAAGTTATACATTGCTTCCAACAGAGTCTTATGGTAAATTCTTTTTAGATATTGGAGTTTCTGGATACTGGCAAGATTACCTACCACTTTCATACTTTGCACAATATGTCACAAACGACGTAGGAAATCAATTCTATGATTTAGATTTTTTGCAGTTTAATATTGGATATCCTGCCCCAGATAAATTGTCAGAAACAGAGATTGTTCTAGAAAGTTGGACTTATGGCGATCTTAAAGAAGACTATAAGAACCCAGTTCAACATACATACTCTCAATTAGATAATATATTGCATACTGGTTGGGCAAACTATCAAGACATGCTTGAAAAGTCTGCTAAATTTTATGAATATGATACATCAGATGCATCTATTAGAAGTTATGTGACTTTCCAGTACGTTTCAGATGGGGCTAATGCAACACAAGACTCATTTACCTTAATCGAGACACCAAAAAGCGACAAGATAATTGATATAGATCAGCATGCATCTTGGGCTAGCACAAAGTTTGAGGTAGTAGATAATACAATTATTTATCCAACCAAGACTATTGACTTTAATGAACTTGCTGTTGTTTTTCATTTAGAGTTTAAACTTAGAAACATACTTACAAAACCAATTAAACTTAATAGACTAGAGTTTGCATCTCAGGCATTAAGTAGTAACTCGTTTAATGCAATTGGCACAAGGTTTGGTGTCAACATCTTCCCATACAAGCGTTCTGGAATATACTATGACTACAAATCTAAGAACCCATTTAGCATTTACAAGGGAAGCACTCCATACTTATACCTTAATAGAAAAACGGGTATTCAGGTACGAGGAGAGTTTGATCAACAGATCAATCGTGGAATTGCAGTTCCCATTAATCAGGAGTTAGCAGCAAACTATCGTGTTAGTGCTTCGCAGATATGGATGCGATATGATGATGAGCAGTTCCCATTAGTACCAACAGAACTTTTTGAAATTGACTATAAGGGCGATACCATCAAGTTCTATATGGTTGCAGATAGTGAAAAAGGAACAAGAGCAAGGATTTATGCAAAAAGCCAAACAACTGGCTTAGCCTTTAATGGAATTGCTTATTACTGGAACGGCGCTCTAGTAAGAGAGCCAGTGGTAACTGTCAAGGAGTGGGGAGTCTTGGGAATAGCCTTTGGAACAGCCCTAAACTTTGACGCATACCTTGGCGGGATTAATCTTACAGGTCCAATGCTATTTAATAATATCGCATACTATCAGGCTAATAACCTACAACAAGTTCAAAGTACTATTACTAGACCTTGGCTTAAGGTTAAGACAGATGGCGCAACTAACTACCAATGGCAGTACTGGTTAAATAACTTTACTTGGGAAGGTGTTTTGGTTGTTGAGGCTTCAGATCTCTATGGTGTAAACCCATCAGATGTGTATAAATCATACCTGGGAACTAATAAGATTATTATTGATGATGCTGAAGGCATGATTTTTGATGCTGAAAAGTTAAGGCTTTACTCTGATACAGATTGGCAGACCGTAGTCAAGATTCCAGTATAGTATGCTATACTTGTGGTTATGGATAACGAAATTCTCAAAAAAGTTGGCAATGTCCGACGCAAAGTAATCGAAAAAGACTACAATTGGGGTCTATACGTGTACAAAAAGTCAGATGGAAACTGGTTTACTGACGGAACTGGTAGTATTTTAAACATTCCATCAGAGCGTGGAGACATTTCAAAGATTTCAGAACTAAGAAAAGCGGCACTGCATTATGGTGATGATGGTGAAGGAAAGCCCGTTTTTGTTCCTGGACTAACTAGAATTAGCGAAGAAGAGTATTCTGAGCAAATGGATAGAATGAAGAACGGTTTGATTCCTTCTATGAATGACCACGGTGCTTGGGTAGCAGCACGACAAACCTATGATAAGTATGGTAGCGATGACTGATGATTATATAAGGGTTGGACTAAACACCCAACATAAAGATGAAAACCCATTTAAGGATCAAGATCCTTTTATTAAGTCTTGGGATAACCTAAAAGACTATAACGGATTAAATCAAAACTTTCGTAGAAAAACTTCACGGAATGTAGCAAAAGCAATAGTTGCAACAGATGCATACCTTGATTCAGCAAATGCTACACCTTCAGGTGTAGATGCTTCATCAAAGGCTATCAACCCTGGAACTGTATATCGTAATGGTTATGGTCTGTTTGATGTAATTACACCACCATACAATATGTACGAGTTGGCTAACTTTTATGACACATCTTTTGCTAATCACGCTGCCATTGATGCAAAGGTAGAGAACGTTGTTGGTCTTGGCTACTCATTTGAAGTAGCGGGTAGAACCATGTTAAGGTTTGAAATGAATGATGACCAAGGAGCAGTTGATCGTGCTCGTCGTCGTATTGAAAGAATGAAATTAGAATTACGTGATTGGCTTGAGAATCTTAATGATGATGACTCTTTTACAAAGACAATGGAAAAGTTTTATACAGATGTTCAGGCTACAGGTAACGGTTTTCTCGAAATTGGAAGAACTGTAACGGGAGAAATTGGATATATCGGACATATCCCAGCAACCACTGTTCGTGTTAGACGTTTACGTGATGGCTTCGTACAGATTATTGGAAATTCTGTAGTCTATTTTAGAAATTTTGGGGCTAAGAATCCAAACCCAATGAC